TAATAATTCAACGTCTTTCATTTATTTCAGTAATTCGCTTATATTCCCCTTATTAGTATATCTTGCAAAGTTAATGCTTATTTTTGACTCTTTTCTGACGGGAGTGTAAAGGTGTTTTTGATTGGCCATTATAGCTAAACCAGAACTAATTGAAGCATCAAATTTAGTTCTTTTATTAATGTCAAAACGAGCCCAATCCTCTAATGTTCTTGTGAAGTACATTGAGCCCATATCGTCCATTGACCTAAATTGTTCTGACAAATCCAAACCAACATATTTCTCTACATAAGATTCAATAGCAGATGCGTGAGATTGTTTTACATCTTCTGAAGTGTTAGGTATGCCACCTAATTCTCTTTCTGTTTTAGATAGTTTATTAAATTGTTTGTCTGGTCTATTCATACAAAACCCTCTATAACCCCTGTTCTTAAAATGATACAATAATCTTGGTTTATTATTTTCACAAAGTATTGGCATACCATAAAATACACAAGCCATCAAAACTTCTTCAAAAAATATTTCAGCTGTTTGTGGTCTGGCTACATACTCTAAGAAAAACTCATTACTTGGGGCATCGTCCATATTAAACTTAGTCATTCCGTGTAAAGCACCATTAGAACCTTTTCCTCCAACTGTTCCAGAAATATCATAACTATCACAACCAAATGAACCAATGTGCTCGTTTTTAGGATAATACTTTCCGTTTCTTAGTTCTTTTCTATTTTGAAGTTCGTGTTTTGGTATCCAACTAACTAAAAATCTACCACTCTTGTTTGGGGTCCATATTACTTTAGAATCTTTAATCCCATTCTCCCAATGAAAACTACCTCTAGTTAAATACTTAGCCTTCATTAACCCATCATTGTAATCTATCTGTTGGTATATTTTGGTTAAGTTAAATAAAGACTGCTTACTCTCATCTCTAAATGCGTGAGACTCAGTTCTCGGAAACTGTCTATAAAATTCATTTAATGCATCTGCATCATTTTTTAAAGAGTCAACTTCATTTTCCCAGTAATCTATAGCCCCTGTAGTAATGTACTCACCATCGTTTCCTTCAATAGGTTTTTCTGGGGTTTTTAAAACAGGCATACCAAACTTATCTATATAACCTTCAAAATTCCACTCCATAGGAATAAATAAAGAATACAACCCAGATTTAGTTTGCCCGTTGGCGTTCCTTGACTTAGCGTCAGAATCGTAGTATAGCTTTTTAAAATTAGCACCACCTTTATCCAACGCATTAGAAGTAGAACCCATCATACACTTTCCAATAACTTTACTACCCAGCCTTAAACAAGTTTTTGTAACACGCCAATTATTAAGTATGTTCTCTGGTTTTTCCCACTTACCACTTTCATCGTGTATTAATAGTTGAAGTTTCTCTCCATCATAAGAGTTGTCAGAAGTATTACGCCAATCTATTGTAGTGTCTAAGCCTTCAAGTTCTTGATTATCAGATAGATACATATTACGCTTGGTAATCTTACTTGCAGGAACACGATAGGATAGTTCTGTCTTTGGTTTGTCCATACCATCTTGGATGGGCTTAAAAAAGAATGGATAGTTATTAGAAATAGGAACTATTTTATCTGTAAACATTTTTTTGGCATCTGTTCCAGTTTTAGATAGCACTCCTATTCTTGCATCTTTAGATATAGTAGCAGTATTTACAGTTTCAGATGAGCCCATAAATGAAAAACCAGAACGTCTTATTTTTAAATAACACATTCCAAAACTTCTCTTATCTGCTTTACAAGCTTCCCAAAATAAAAAGAATATTCTATTAGCTTCCCTAAACTCAGGGTGACCTACGTCAATCTTAGTCCATTGTAAATAACAATAATGAGTACCTGTAATATAAGTAGGGTTGCCGTTGTTATTAAACCAAAAACCTTCTTCTCTCCTATCAAACTCCTGTTCAATATAACTTACCCAAGCATCTTTAAAATCAGAAGACATTTCGTTCCATTGAAATATAGATTTTATTTTAGATAATGATTTTGGATACTCAAAAGGTTGCCAACATTTTTCTTTATTAGAATAACACTTGGAAGGTGTTTTAGGTAGTCCTATTCTTAACCCTTGAATTTCATATATGTCACCTAATGTTCCATCTTTAGAAATAACTACAATATCATACTTTTCATTGTAACCATACTCCCAGTTTTTGGCTTTGTTTTTCTTAGCCATAGCTGTTTTTGGCACAACATCTTGTAAAACTTTATTTAGACCTTCTCTCTGCAAATCCTTGGTTACTGCTTGTTTTATTTACACTATTTAAAGCCTCTTCTTCTGCATCAATACGATTAAGTATTTCAAACGCATCAAATATTGCTAGTTTCTTAGTCGCTGCTGCATTCTTTAATCTATCTGCCGCTAACTCATCATCTGGGTCAGGCTTAATAATTTTTTCTTGAGCTACTTTTATTAGTTGCTCTACCGCTGCTCTACCCGCTTTTATTATTTTTAATTTAATTTCTCTACTCATAATGCCATAGTTATGTTTTTTGATTTCATTCTGTAAAGAGTTTGATCATCTATTTTAAACTCATACTCAGACTCTGGCTTAAAACAAACCTTATCTCCTTCTTTTACACCTAAAGAAGTTAACTCTGGATTAGTAACTTCAATAGTTCCTGTAAGAGCTTGGTATTTATCACTATTAAATATAACAGATTCTTCTTTATTAGAAGGCTTAACAAAGCAATAATCTAAATGAGACTTCCATTTACCATCTTGTTTGTACATAAAAAACTGATTAGGTTCTACTATAAATAGATTGTCTTTTAAAAAACTCCTACCACTTTTTTCTCTACCTTTCATATCGTTATAATACTTAAATACATTGTGGTGCACCACCAATATGTCACCTACCTTTACGTCCCCATCATAATTAATTGGCGTAGAAATAACATTAGCAAAACGATTAGATACAGTATGGTCTTCTTTAGAGGAGCTAGTAATAAAGTCAACCTCTCCTATTTTTTTTACATTATCGTACCGAGTATCATTAACCGGAGTTACAATAAAACCAAAAGGTGAGTTCATACTAAAAGTTAATATTGTATTCTACAGATACTGGAATAGTTTCATTAAAACTTTTCCAAAGGACAATCTCGTTTTCTCTAATAATCCATATTTTAAAACAATTTTTTTCTTGTCTTATATGGTGTATAGTGTAATTCCCCCCTAGAACATCTTGTCCGACAAGGTAGTGCATAGCCCCAGACTTATAATCAGGACCAATTGATATTTTTCTAATTTCCATTTCATTTAATAAATATGTGTACATACACCCGTAGCAACAGAACTTGCGTAAGTGTCTGTTAAACCATCTAAAGTACTTGGAAAAGAACTAGTGTATCCGGCTCCTCCTCTAGATATACTTGTGTTGTTAAGTAAAGATGTGCTTCCAGCTAAAGATTGAGTATCTTGAGAAGAGACAACTATTACTATATCTTGTCCTGCTGAAAAAGTGTAAGGTGATGAAAAAGTTATAATATTTATACCATCAACTGATGTAGCATTGGTTCCTGAAGCTCTAAGGTTTGCTGATCCAGCTGATGTTATTTTACCTGCGTATATAGCAAAACTTATAGGATTAGCTGATGCTCCAATTGAGAAATATTCTAATTTACTTAAAGTAACATCTGATTCACAAACGCTTTGCCTAATGATTGTTTGACCTCCTGTAGAAACAGAGTCTGTAGCTTGATATATAGGAAAAGGGGAAATACCTGCTTTAGATGAGTCGATAGTAGCTATGCCACCTGGTGCTGTAGCTACAGATAGATTATCAGCAAAGTTTAATGTTGAAATTCCAGTTACAGGAGCGCCTCCACTGTTTTGAACGGATATAGTTGAACCACCTCCTGCAGCAGCAGCCCACGATGCTGTAGTGCCGTCAGATGTTAAAACGTAAGTGTTAGCTCCTATACCTAAAGCAGAAGGCACACCATTTGAATCCCCTAACCAAATACTTCCCTCTGGTAAATTAGGTAAATCGTTGGTTCTTCCAATAGCTGTTATTTGTAATGTTCCTTGAGCACTAGCATTTAAAACTATGGCTATATTTTGTATTAAGTTAGTTCCTGTTGGTTTGATTGATGTTAAACCACCTCCGGCTGCTACATATATAACATCATTAACTAAAGGATTTGGTCCGGAAGAGGGAATTGCATTTACATCTAACTGATCTAAAACTCCAACTACCATCATAGAACCTGTAGCTCCTGTTGTTAAATTTTCTTGAGCTAAACCAACACAAGGCATTTTAGCAGGGTTTGAAGCGTCTGCTTTTCCAACTACTGCCGTAGAAGTACCATTGTTCCAGGATACTATATATAAAGGGTCCCCTTTTGATATTGCTTCATTCGCCTCTATTGTTTCAATAACTTTTGGGTCTATAAACTCTAATGCATTGCCTCCGTCATTAACAGCCATAACTTGACTTCTAGTTCCTAAAGCACTTAGTCCTGTTCCTCCATTAGCTACGACTAAAGTACCACCTAATGTAAATGTCCCTGTTGCAGTTATAGGGTTGGTTGTGTCGCTTGTTATAGTAAGACCTGTTGTGCCACTGCTTAAGCCAATACTAGTAACTGTACCCGAACCAGAACCCGCATATAAATTAGCTATGCTTTGTAAAGTAAATGTCTTTGTTTCTTTAGACAACGCATCAGTACCTATTACATAATCTGTACTTGAGGGACTTGCTTTGGTTGGGTAGGTGGTGGTGTT